AGTACGAAGTTCTTCTTGTGTTTTTGACAGCCATTCCACCAACATGTAGAGCTCATTTACTTGAGGTGATACCATTGTACCTTTAGGAACACCATCTATAAATTCATTAGCGGCTACCATGTCTTGTTGCATTAACTGTATCTCTGTTTCTACTCGATTAAGACGTTCAACAATCCCAAAGTATCCCATAGTGCCGACAGCCACTGCGGCCAAAATGGCTAAAAGGTTCCTGGCAGGGAGAGAAATTTTACTGCTCTCATTTAAGTCAAGATTCTGAGCCACTCTAAGCTCCTTGAATATTTAGATTTTGATTAGCAAAAAATTTCTTTTGTTCTTCTGTTAAGAATTGACCACCACCTGCAGATGCTACATTAGTACCACCATATCTTGAACCAAAAGGGTCAAGAGCAGTACTTACACCTGCACCTCCCATTGGGTAAGGTTGGTCATCATTCATAACAGAGAGAGCACTTAATGCTTTCTTACCATATTCTTTAGTTCTATCTAATAAACTAGGATTACTACTTTGACCATAGTTATATGTATCTCCTATTACATCTAAGCCTTTTTCATTAACACCAATATAATTCATACCGTTATCACTAAAAGAAGTACTACCTGCGTTTCCAGTATACTCCCATCCACTTGCTTGTCCTGATTTTATATTAGTAAAATCTCCAGATTTAGCAAAATCTAATTGATAGTTTCCGCCAGTAGAAACTCCACCATTACTCATAGCATGTTCATGTGCAGTAAAAGCATCTACATTATATTGATTTTGTATTGTATTAACATATTTATCCATCTCAGGACTGTATAAAGATTTAGTCTGCGCCATGGCATTTTGAATATGTTTATAAGATTGAACATTTAATTGGTTAGCATTAAAAGCACTTACGCCTCCTGTATTAACTACACCACTAGCACCTGGTACTAAGTTTCCTGTGCCACTCATTACTTGAGTTGAAGAAGGAAGCATACCAGGGGGAGCATGAGCACCCATCATAATATTTTTAGTAGCAAATTGTTGTGTACCCATCCCAGCTTTACCTGTAAAGACATCTTTAGTTCCACCCCAAAGATTACCAAATCCTTCTTTTATACTACCATTACCAAAAGCTTTAAAAGTTTTACCAAGTGTTTGAGTAATACCTTGATATGTTCCTTTAACAAAACTACCTGCAGTACTTATACCTTTCCAAACTCCATGACCAACTTGTGCCATAGTATTCATAAATCCTGTACCAGCTGATGCAGTTGAACCTAACCAACTTCCCATAGCATTCCATCCTGACATAAAACCACCTGCTAAGTAAGGCATAGCAAAAGATAAAGCAATCATTCCAATAGGGCCTAGCTTATTACTAAACTTAGAAAAAGCTTTTAAAGCTTTTCCTCCTACTTTTTTAATTCCTTCCCACATTTTACCGCCAAGTTTTTTAATTCCTTTACCTACTTTTTTTATTATTTTAGTAATAGGATTCTTCTTGACAATCTTTTTAACTGTCTTTTTTATTTTTTTAACTACTGAACCCATAGTCTTTTTCTCCTTTTGTAAATGCGTATCCTTGTTTTTTAACTTTAACTTCTCCGAACTTATCGTGACCTAAACGTATCCAATTTATTTTCTTTTTATCACCAACTTGTTCAGCTAAATTTCTTTGTGTCCATCTATGTAATGTTAATAAATCACCACCATTACAGATAGTATCCATATGCCATATATGTTCACCATTATTCCACCAACTTTCATCTTCTATTAAACCTGTACGTTTAAATCTTTTAGAAGATTCATCATTCATAAAAGCCCAACTAGTATAAGCAAAAGGTCTATCGCCTCTTCTAAAAACTCTATACTGATTAAGTTTTATTGGTGGTAAAACTTGTTGTAAGATGTGTTCAACATCTCCTTTAAATATTTCTTTGTAAACTTTAGCAGTTCCAACTAAATGAACCGCAGCTTCTACATCATTCATTATTATTTTTTAGTTATTAATCCCATAAACCAATAGCAAAATTAGCTAAAGCTTTTAATTTTTCTATTCTATTAAATTCTTCAACAGACTCATTACCAAGAGCTGCCATAGTAATTTTAGCATCTCTATCTTGGTCATTTTCTGATGCTTCATATTCCCACTTAGCAGCATCTCTCATCTCTTGCCATAAGAAAGATAATCCTTGGTTACTAAGATTAAAAGCATTCATTGCATTAGCTTGATTAACTGCATTAATTCCAGCAGTGTTTGCTGTATTAGTTTGTCTACGCCATTGTACATTTGATTGTTCAATAGCTACAGCATTCTGAGTATTAAATTGGTCTTTCTGAAAAGCAAGATTTGAATTAAACTGTTCTATCTGTGAATTCATTGTATCTTGTAATCGTTCTGCTTCAAGAGCATTACCAACATTTTGTGCAGCAATTGTATTAGCTTGTGTAGTATTAAACTGTGACATAGCATCAGCACGAGCTGCATTATTTTGTGATATAGTAGATGCAAGGTTAGCCATAAATTGGTCAGTTTGCATATCACTAGTTGCATTAAATTGACTAGCAGCATTAGCAGAAGCTTGGTCAGATAACATTGCTTGTTGTCTTTGTTGAGCAGTTAACATAGCAGCTTGTTGTTTATTACTAAGATTAGTCATGTCAAGATTTAAAAATGCTTGTGCATTTAATACTTGAGCTTGTTGTTTATTACTTAACTCAGCCATATCAAGTGATGCAAGATTAGCAGCATTTTGCATTACAGCTTGTTGTTCGTTATTAAGATTTTGTAATCCAAAAGTTCTAAACAAATTAGAATTAGAAATAACTCTTTGTTGTTCATTATTAAGATTAAGAACATCCATACCAGCAGCTGTTTGAGCATTAGCAAGAGCAACAGATTGTTGATTATTCATACCAGCTAATGTCATTTGCTGTTGTAACTCAGCATTTGATACTGCACCTTGTTGATTATTAGCAAGGTTTTGTAATCTTACTTGTTGCTGTTGTTGTGCACTAGAAAGAATAGCTTGTTGTTGGTTATTAAGATTAGCCATTAATAACTGTTGAGTATTTTGAGCAGTTCCTACATTAGCTTGTTGTTGAAACTCAGCTCCAGCTAATTGTGCTTGAAATTGTTGTTGCTTTGTTAATACTTCTGCCTGTTGTTGGTTATTAAGATTAGCCATAGCAGCTTGTTGCAATTGATTCGCATTAGCTTGTGCAATTGGAATAGCACTTTGAATAATAGAATTAACTAAAGCTTCTCTACCTATAGAAGAACGACTCATTCCTCTTGATGCAAGATTTTTATCTACAGCTTCAACCGCAGCTCTTGCCCATGTTGGAATAGTACCACTATCAATACCAGTTAATAATACTTCCATCTGTCCTGACACAAGTGTATCAGCAGGAATTGAAGCTATCTGTGCATTAACAGAAGCAGGTTGACTAACAGTTGCAGCAGTTACAGCAGCTGGATTAGTACCAACAGCTCCTTGAATATTTGCAGGAAGACTAGCAGTTTGAGCTTGTATTGTAGCTTTTTGTCCAGTAATAGCAGCGGCTAAAGCACCAGAACTTACAGTTCCTTGAACAGCACCAGCAATTGCATTAGCAACAGGATTAGCACTAGCACCTGAAGCAGTACCAGTAACAGTTCCTCTTGATTGAGCAGCTACTTGTCTAGTTCCAGCAAGAGTAGATTGAGTTTCACCAGTTGCAGTAGAACCTTGACCAACAGTTGCTCCAGTCATACTTGTTGGTTGTAATGTAGTTGGAGTCGCAGCAGTTGCTGAAGTAGTTGGAGTAGCTCCAGTAATTGTACCAGCTCCTATAGCTTGACTTCCAACAGCTGTAGTACCTGCTTGTGGAGCAGCACCTTGTAACTCATTAGACTGAACAGTTTGTTTAGTATAAGTTTGTTTAGCTTTTTCTGCTATTTTAGGGTCAGATACCTGGTCACTAAGATAAGTAGGTATTGCTGTATTTTTTATCATCCCTCTAGCTCTGGATTCGCTTGGTATCTTACTTGCCATAACTATCTTCTCTTTCCTTGTCCTCTATACTTTTTAAAGTTAGCTCTTTTATGTTTATTTTTAGGACGACTTCTTAGACTATGTCCTATACTTGTTCTTTTTTTAGGCCCTGCTTCGTGAGCTGTAAATGCTTTCCATCTTCTTGCCATGATAATTACATCAAAGTCCTAACAATAAGATAGCACATCTGAGCAAAAACAGTTCCACCTACTATCCATATAAATTTACCTAGTCTTTCAATATCTCTAGACATATGTTCAAGATGATTATCTTTTATTGTATCAATTTTTTGATGTATTAATTTTAAATCACCTTCAATACGAATGATAGCTTCTTTGTTCTCTTGCTCAGTTGACATTATTTTTCTTCTTTCTTTTCTTCTTCTTCTTTTGGAAGTTCTTCCTTAAGAATATTTGTATAATGATTAACTAAAATATCTGCATTTTGTAAATCTGCTAATAAAGAATTTTTCTTTTGTCCTAAGTTTTGAAGTTGTGCAAAAGAAAACTTACCTTTATCATTTAATTTAGTCTCATCATACTCTTTATTATCTAGTGTAAACATTTATTTTTTTCCTTTTCTTCGCCCACATTGGTTTATATATTATATCATATTTTTAAAAAATTGTCAATAACTATTTAATTTTTTTTTAATTGTTGTTTAAGTTTTCTTACTTCCCATTTTAGTAATAAGATTTTCATTTCTTTATCTCTTATATCCTTACTAGTAAAGTTCCGATAATCTACAAACAATTCATAAAACTTCTCTAGTTCTTTTATGTAATCATCTTTTGTAGTTGAGGCTCCATTTTCAGAATATTTAAATTCAGCTCCTGATAATCTTGTTATACTCATTAGATTTCTTGGAACCTTTTTTGTAATAGTTTTTCTATTTGTACTAAAGATAGACTTTTAACACCTAATTTCTCAGCTGCCCTTTGTCGTCTATTAATGCGTTTCTTTCCATTTGCATCATATTTAATCCACTTTGGAATTTCTCCTTTATCTAACTTTGTTACATAATCTTTAAAGTTAAATTCGACTTGTGATTTTTTACAAATACCTTTATTAGTTTCAATACAATGTTCACAAACAGTTTCACAAAAACTAGGTTTGAAGTTCCAGCTAGGTCTGCTTCTAAACCAATGAAAGAAAAGAGTTACAGTATTGTCTTTTGTTTTTCCTATATAGTGTCTGATTTTGTCATCCCTAAAAACAAAATCTCCTTTATTTCTCCAAGTACCTTTTTGTCCTTCAAAGTGTTCCTTGTACCCACCAGAAATAATATAGGTCATAGTTCTCCAAGGATGTCTATGATAAGTATTACTATCAGCACCGTGTTCAGATTCATTAATTCTATGTAACCAAACATTAGGAAACCATCTAGCTTTTGCTTTTCCACTTTCAATATCTTTTTCGTCTGGTTCGACACCGAATAAAAAATATCTTAAAAATAAAACACTTCCGTAAGTATCAACTAAAGCATTACATCTACCAGTATCTTCTAAATAATTTAGAAATCTTTTTAACATTTTTACTTATATATTTGTATTACCTTACAAGGCTTACTACTTGTATTAGTTACTTTTATTGATGCACTTGTTTGTTTTCTACATTCGTGTTTATCTATTGCTGTTCCACCTACACTTACAGCTTGAGAAAATAATACATAGCAAACATTACTTCCAATTTTTTCTACATCAAATACTTGGTCTGGACTTAAATCTATATGTCTAATATTCCAATCAGTCATATCATTCTTCCTTTGAATACAAAATAAAATTGAATCATCTTGTTCAATCTTTACTTTTGCTTTGTGTACTTTTAATCCGTAAGCAAATGAAATAGGGTTCCAGCTAGAATTCTCTCCAAGATATTCAAATGTTACTTTATATGTTTTATTTTCAAAATCTCTAAAGATTTGAACTGTTTCATCAAGACTATTTAGATATGTTGAAAGTTCATCTAAATCACTTTCTGTAATAGGTTCATCATCCCATTCCCAAGTAATAGACTTTTTACCTTCGACTAAAACATAATTCTGACCATTTGCCGTTACATTTTCTTTTCCATTTAAAAGTGTAGAATGTAAATCTGGCTGTACTTTTTCAACAAGTTTTGTACGAGAAAGCTCATTTCCTACTTTTGTATTTTTTGAAACTGAAAGTTCTAAATTATTATCTAGTAGCTTTACATATTCTGAATCAAAAGGGATTGTATTAGTTACTGTCATTTCTTTTTCCTGTTACTATATAATTTCCTGCAACTGCGATTCTTTCATTGTCAGTTGTATTTCTTCTAGTGTAGTGATTAATATTCAATGGAAAAATAACTAGTACTCCTGTTTTTGGTTCAATATCAGTATCATATTTTTTTTGTCCATACTCTAAATCAAAGACTAAATTTCCACAATCCTTTTCGGCTTTTGCATAATAAACAAAAGAATATCCATTCCTCTTAGGTCGTTCTCCATCATAATGTGTATGATAACCACAACACATATTTTTAGTTATTACTTGACCCCATAACTCTTCACATTCAAGAACTACTTCTTTTTCCATTTCCTTAAACATTTCATCAATCTGTTTTAATAAATTTTTACAGCTTTTATCTTTCGATAACCCTAAATCTTCATTTCTTGTTGCATTAATATTACTACTTAAGGGGTTACTTTTTTTTATCTCTTTTATAAGTTCCTCATTATTAATGTCTTTAAGTTCATCACTTACTACAAAAAATAATGGGAAGATAGGTCTTGCAATTTTCATATAGTATTACTTGCTGTAACTTCCAATCCGTCTGTTGTATAATTCTGTGATACCGTATTATATGTTATTTCGTGAGTTGTAAAGTTAACAGAATATTCACTAGTGTTATACCCAAGTTCTTCTAACCATTCTTTATGTATTTTTTTTTCAAATTCTATATGTTTTGCTTCCCATTCAATATGTTTATCTCTTAATAAAAAGTTTTTAGGTTCTCCTGAAAAGTTCGTAGGTATATAATCAGTTCGTATTAAATCATCAAAACGAACAACACCATTAACTATATGTTCACACCCATTTTCTACATGGATAGATTGTTTTTTTTCGTATTCTAAAATCATAATTAAGAATCAGCTAAAGTCCATGTATTAGTTCCACTTGCAGCTATTGTATTATTTTGAGTCCATTGATATTCGGTATCACCAAAATTAGAATCATAACTACCACTATTACCAGTATCAGTAAGATAAGTTGTTGAGCCTATTTTAAATCTCCAATCGGCTGAGCCACTTCCAACCACACTTTCAAACGAACCTCCGCCTTGATTACCACTTAAATTAATATAACCAACAGCAGCTATACCAGTTGCATGTACAGTATAAAGGGCAGTAATGGTAAATGTTCCTTCACTAGTTGTTATAGTATTATTACTATTAGCGAAACTACCAAAAGTAGTAGCACTCCGACGAGTTGTTGTATTTACTCCTCTATAAATATTATCAGGAGCAAATTTACCCCCAGCAATAGTATGTGTGCCATTAGTAATTTCAACAGTTAAATCACTAGGACTTGAATTACTAGCTC